AACTCCGAAGACCCAGAGTACACCCTTCTCGAACAGCATGTCTTCCTCGAACTCGAAGACGACGACATGCCGTATCCCTACATCGTAACAGTCGAGGAGTCCTCGCGTCAGGTCCTCTCTCTCCGTCGCAACTACCGTGAAGACGACCCCCGCGCCGAGAAGATGATTCACTTCACCCACTATCGGTTTGTCCCCGGCTTCGGCTTCTACGGCCTCGGACTGATTCACCTGATCGGCAACCTGACCATGACGGCAACGTCGGCTATGAGAGCATTGGTCGATGCCGGTCAGTTCGCCAACCTTCCCGGCGGCTTCAAGGCAAAGGGTGTCCGGGTTGTCGGTGACAACGATCCCATCAGTCCCGGTGAGTTCAAGGAAGTAGAGGCACTCGGCATGGACCTGAACAAGGCCATCGTCAACCTGCCCTACAAAGAACCGTCCCAGACACTCTTCCAGCTGCTAGGCTTTGTCTCCAGCGCAGCAGAAAAGTTTGCCGATCAGACTGATCAGGTCGTCAACGATTCCTCCGGATACGGTCCTGTCGGGACAACCATGGCCCTGATCGAGGCCTCTGCCAAGTTCTTCTCGGCAGTCCACAAGCGTCTCCACCACGCCCAGCGTCAGCAGTTCAAGATTCTGGCCCAGATCAATGAGACGTTTGTCCCTGTCAACGGCTACCCGTACGCCACGCCGGAAGGCGACATGACCATCTTCCAGCAGGATTTTGATGGTCGTGTAGACGTTCTCCCCGTCTCGGACCCGAACATCCCGAGCCGTGCCCACCGCCTGTCCTTGGCAAGTCTGGCCCTCCAGTTGGCAGCACAGACACCTCCGGGGACGTTCAACAACACCGAACTGATCCGTCAGGTTCTTGAGGCAGCAGACTTCCCGAACATTGATCAGGTGATTCCGGCCAAGCAGGAAGCCCAACCGGCAGACCCGGTGACCGACATCATGAATGCCACAAAGGGAATGCCAATTGCTGCCTTCCCCGGTCAGGATCATGAGTCACACATTCAGGTCAAAACCAACTTCCTGTCCGACCCGACCGCAGGTGCATCGGAAGCCTTCAAACAGTTTGCCCCGATTCTTCAGGCCAACATCCGCGAACATATGATGCTCCGGTACAAGACACAGATCGAGGGTGTTGTCGCCCAGACGGTACCGCCGGAGCAATATAAGATGGCCGTACAGCAGGGAATGCAGGACCAGATTATTGCAGAGGCTGCTGCCCGAGTTGCCACGGCAAACCAGCAGATTGTCAGTAGTGGTAGCCCGGAAGAACGGCTGGTCCAGATTGATCAGGAGCGTCTCCGTCTCGATCAGGAGAAACTTCAGCTGGATGCCATCAAGGATGCTGCCAACATCGCAACCAAGAATCGTCAGCTGGACCTGAAGGAAGACCAGCAGCGTATGGTCGCGTTGAAAGACGGCATCAAGATTATGTCGGACAAGGAGGAGGCAGAACTTGACCGTGAAGAAAGTCGTCGTGAGATGCTTATTGATCTTCTTGCTGATGCTGCCAAGTCAGAGGCTACTGGTGGCTGATAGCAACAGGATTCGACAGCTTCTATCCGAAAGCGGTTTTGGTGATACAGCCATTGCCGGAATCATGGGCAATATTGAAGTTGAAACCGGCGGTTCTTTCAATCCCCAGCAGAAACAATATTCTGGTGGACCGGGACGCGGATTATTTCAGATGGAGTCGGGTGCCGGAAAACTCGACGAATACCAGACATGGCTTAAAAAGACAGGCCGTACTGACAGCGATGCAAGTCAGATTCAGTTTTTTCGCGACACCATCTACGATCCGTCCGGAGTTAAGGACATTGTCGGCGTAGATGTGGCTGGATTTGGCAATGCCGAAAAACTTCGAGAAGTATTTGAAACCGATGATCCGGCAAGAATAGCCGAGGCTGTGTCTAATCTATGGGAAAAGCCGGGTGTTCCTCATATGGAACGGCGAAAAGAAGCTACTGCCAAATATATGGAGGCAGAGCCGGAAGACACCACAAGTCTTCTGTCCCGACTTAACGAGTCAATTCGTAGCCTCTTGGGTAGTAGTGACGACAGTCGTAAACTATCCCCAGCAGATCAAGCACAATTTTCAGGCCTGATGAGCCGTCTGTCACAACAAGGAAAGTAATCATGGCAATCCAAGACGATATTATGGCAATGCTGTCTCAGGTCAGCGATGCAGGAGACCGGGCGACAGACCGTGGCCGTCGAGGCGAAGAACTGTATAAAGATATAGCTAATCGGCTGTCGGGCGACAATCGGTCCAAGGCCATGAGAGAGATTGCAATGCTCTCAGGTAATCCTGAGATGAGCATTGAAGAGCAGATGCGCTTTGATCCTCTTACCGGAAGCCGTGTTGCAGACATCATCGAGAAGTATATGGACGATGCCGGAGACGGCGTTCCTGCTGCTGTTCCTGACGACATGATTGTTGACGATACCCGCGCAGCTGAGCGAATGATGGAAGTAATGCCCTCACCGGGAACCGCGCCTCGCACCCCAGTTACCATCGAAGAATTACAGCCGCTCCCTCCGATGCCGGGTGCGGGTCCGGGCGAGGCCGGAATGCTGATGGTGGACGACACCGGATCGGCCATGCAGGGTCAAGGCATGGATCAGATTCGAGAAAAGATTATGTCGGCTCCTCGCATTCAGGAAGCCATGATTCAAGAATCAATGGATGGTGCCCGATCTAATCCGGGACGGGCTGCTGATTTACAGGAAATGGCAATTCGTGAAATGGAAGAGACGGCTCGTAAACAAGGTGTCTACGGTACGCAAGGTGCCCGTCTCCGCGCAGCCGCCGGGGAGGAAACTGGTCTGAGCGGTGCCCTTCTTGCCGGACGTATGGGGCGTGAAGCAACGCCTGAAGATGAAGCTAACTCTATTTCCGCTCTTGTATATGGTGGGATACCGATCGGTGGAATAGCCGCTTTAACTGCTGGTGGGTTGGCGCGTATTGCCACGCGTCTTGGCATTGGCCGTTTTTCTCCGCAGCAGATTGCGCGTAATCCACAGCTTCGGCTTCAGATTGAACAGGAAGTTCGACTTGCTCTGCCAAAACCAACTCCGGGTGCACCTTCTTCGTACGTTAATCCGTCAGCACAGGTTGGTGGACAGGCCCGTGAGGCAGCACAGGCAGCAGCCCGTGCCCGTCAGGCAGCAGCGGCCCGTGCCCGTCAGGCAGCGCGTGGCGAACGTAGCGGTCCAGACATTCCAATTACCCCGTCCCCAGCCCAGCGGCTCGGCTCGACTCAGGGTTCGACCAGCGCGTTCGATGATCTGATCAATCGTCTCGGCCCGATTGGAATGGCCCGAGGCATGTCTGTCCGCGACAACATTCTGCGTAACTACGCCATGATGGCCGATGGTGGTTACGTCGCCACCGGGGAACAGGGCAACTACAACGAAAATGTAGTTCAGCAGATGCGTCGTCTCAAACGAGAATTTGGAACAGACGAAGCTGTTGATTTAATGCGAGAGATGTATCCAGAATATAGGATTGGGAATAGTGGTTTGATAATGGGAAAGCCCAAGAGGTCAAATGACGACAGTTTCCCGGTGCCGAACGCCCCGCTCGAACTTCTCCGAAATTATCTCCGAGATAAGTAGTGCCTACCAAGAAGCAGAAGAAAGTCAAAAAGGTTATGGGCGAATACCGGCGGGGTAAGTTAAAATCCTCGTCGGGACGCAAAGTAACCAACCGCAAACAGGCAGTTGCCATTGCCCTCTCCGAGGCGCGTAGAAAAAGGAAATCATGATGTCAACTAAGAAAGCAATGCCGAAGCCCAAACCGACGACAAGTTCTGTTGATCCTAAGACCGGAGCAACTCGTGGTTTTGAGCCTATCACAATTCAGTCTGTTGATCCGGAAACGGGAGCAACTCGCGGACCAGACATTGAAATGGTTCCAGTAAAAAAAGCAGCGGGTGGTCGCCTCGGCTACCGTTCAGCCCGTCAACCCAAATAGGAGGCCGTCATGGCAAAAGGCAAAGGTAAATCATACGGCGACACCGCCAAGATTCCGCAGAACGACTTCAGTGTCCGTGCGGAGCGTGAAGTTCTTCGGAACTCCGACAAGTCTACTTACCAGATCAAGAAAGGTAAGTAATTAAGTATCCTCGTCTTCCCCACGTAACGGAGAACCCATGTATTTCGAAGACATCAAGAAACAAATAGAAGCCCAAATTACCGAGTACGAAAAACTCCTTGGGTCCAATGGCGCAGAGGACTATTCTGCCTATCGTCAATACGTCGGCACCATCTCAGGATTGAAGTGGTGTCGGGATTTGGTCGCACAAATCCAAAAACGTACAGCGGAAGGAGAAGACGACTAATGGTCATGGAACCAAAAATGGCAGGTGCCATCAGTAATGCCGATTGGGCACAGGACGAAGACATTGCGGACCCGTCCCCGCTCCCCACAATTCCGGGATACCGAATCCTCATCAGGCCTCTGAAAGTTCAGGGCAAGACGAAGGGTTCTATCCTACTCCCAGATTCATTCCAAGATGACATCAACTATCTGACCACCGTTGGCCGTGTACTGGCCGTCGGTGATCTTGCCTACCGGGACGACGAGAAGTTCCCGCTCGGCCCGTGGTGTCAGGTAGGAGACCTTGTCTGCTACGGGAAGATGAACGGGAACAAACTTCGATATAAGGGCGTAAACCTTATCATGCTTTACGATGACCAGATCATCATGAAGATTGAAGACCCCTCGGATGTTGATCCGATGTTTAACAT